TGACCGTGGCCCCGATCAGGTACGCGCCCGCCGCCGGCATGTTGAAGTCGCCGGAAGTCGCCGTGACCAGCGTCGACGCGCCGGGGCTGGCGATAGCCACCGACGAGCCGGAGATGAGCGTCCCGACCGTGGCGGGCAGCGGCTGAGACGCGCCAGCGTAGGTAGCTATCGGGTACAGCGAAGTCGTGAACGTGGTTCCCGGTGCTGACGTGTTCGGGACAGCCGCGACTCGCAGGTTCAGCTTCGTGACGCGCGAGTTGGCGGCGTACTCGGCGGGGTCGAGGTAGAGCAGCGAGTCGTACACACCAACGGGGTTGGCGCCGCCGGACAAGGTGCCGTTCGTGATCGCGTTGCCCATCATGAGGACGTAGACCGTGGACGTACTGGCCGTGCCGGTGACGATCGCGCTCGCGCGCTGCAGGCGCTTGTAGGTCGTGAACGCCGCCGCGAGGTTCGGGACGTTCGTCTCGTCCATAGTGCCGCCGTTGAGAAACGTCCGGAGGTCCGTGAACGGGCCTTGGATGTCCGCCATCGAGGCGTTCTGGTTCGCGACGAGATTGTTCGGGTTGCCGGTCGTGTAGGCGAAGGCAGGCATCTAGAGCACCGAGGCCCCTCTGGTCTCGCGCAGGTTGCGGACGAACCGGTGTACCGACCAGTCCGACGACTGCGCACTGTTGGAGAACTGCGTCGAGAATGACGTGCCCTGCACCGCCTGGCGGATCATCTTGTCTCCCACCTGGCCGGCACCGGGCCACACTCCGCCGAGGCTTGTGATCCACGTTCCCCACGTCATGCCAGCCGGCCACACTCCGACGACCCCGAAGAACGTGTTGACGCTGGCGGTCTGCGCGACATTGAAGTCGACGCTGAAACTGGCAGTCAGCGCGCCGGACCCCCAAGACTTGTTCTCGCGAATCGTCTTCTTGACGGGAATTCCGTAGTCCGACCAGCCGGACCGCCACCGGGAGGTCATGTTGGTGCCGCGGTCGTCGAGGATTCCGAGGTTGTGATGGCCGACACGGTTCGGCCCGGTGCTGTAGCCGAAGTGCAGCTCGTCGCGGTCGACACGACGAAAGCTCGCGAGCGACGAGGCGGGCATGTCGTAGACGGTCCACCACTGGTGCTGGGTGTCGTAGACGAGGACCCGGTCGCAGAACGCGCTCGAGCCGGTCGGGATGGCGACAAAGAGCTGCTCGTTCAGCCACGCGAGCCGAGATTTGTCGAGCGCCCCGAGGTTGATGGGGAGACCTTGGTAGTAGACCTCGGGGTCGCCGGTCCACAAGGGGCTGATGCGGTCGGAGAGAAGGGTTGGGTCTCCGCCGTTGGTGAAGTAGACGCCGCGGCGGTTGAGGAAGTAGACGCCGTCGCGGCCGACGGTGACCGAGCTGGGGGCGGCGGCGCCGACGCCGTTGACGACTTCGCGGAAGTTGAAGACGGGGGTGCCGTCCGCTGCGGTGGATTCCCCCCACATGACGAAGAACTTGGTCTCTTTGAAGACGAAAACGAGCTCACGCCAGGTGACGGCGGCCATGATCTTCTCGCCGTCGCCGGGGGCGAGGTCGAGGAAGTTCCGTCCACGCCCTGATGCTCCGTCGGTTTCCCAGACTTCGGGCTGGCCGGCGTTGGAGAAATAGACGCGGCTGGGCGTGGAGAGGGTGCCGCCGGGCCCGGATGCGGCACCGGTCCCGAAGCCGGTGGCGACGAGCCGGTTGGCAGCGTTCGTCCCTGAGGAGGTGCCGGGGAGCGCGGCGGTGACGGTGATGCTGCCCGCTTTGGGCATCGCACTCGCGGCGGTGCCGTTGACGGTTGCGGTGGGTGCCGCCCATGCGGCGCCGTCCCAGCGTTGGAGGGTGTCGGCGCCGTTGGCGGCGTACATGTATTCGTGGTTGGGGTCCGCGAACCGCGCGAAGCTGTAGGGCCCGCCGGCGAGCCCTGTCTTAGCGGCGACGACGGCGCCGGCGGAGGTGAGCGCTTCGAGGCGGGTGCCGCATCCGGCGACGAGGTGTTTGAGGCCGGCGGCGGTGTAGAAGGGGGCGAGGCTGTCGACGCGGTTGGTGAGGTCGGCGGTGGTGAGGTCGGCGTACCCGTCGCGTTGTTTGATGGCGCCGCGTTCGGTGAACGTGACGTTCAGCAGGTCGATGGCTTCCTTGTCGCCGATGGTGTCGGACTTGTCGCGGAGGTTGAGGCCTCCGGAGAAGTCCTGGAAGGCATAGGGCTGGTAGCCGTTGACGAACGCCTGGGCCATCAGTCGTCGATGCTCAGCGATCGGACGCCGCGCTGCGGCGAGGTCTGCATGTCGCGGGTCTCGTAGCGTTCGACGAGCTGCGTGAGCCGCTGGTTCGCGCGGTTGCGGATCGCCGAGGCGGCGGCGAAGTTGTCGGAGTCCTCGTAGGCGAGCGCGACCGCGAGGTCGATCCACACGCGGTTGTAGCGGTCGGGAACGTCGGGGGTGTCGCTGTCGCTGGCGAGCGTAGTGATGTCGCGCTCGTAGCGGACGCTGAACGTTGCGGATCCGGACGGGTAGGCGACGAGGGTGGGTGTACCGGACGCGTCGTCGATCCACCAGTTGGTGGGGCTACCGGTCTCGGTGGTAGCGAACGCGTCGTAGTCGCTGATGCCGATGACTTCGTTGCCGGTGCTGTCGTAGACCTTGAGGATGGTCTTGAGGTCGGAGATCTGGAGGGGCGCGGCGCCGGTGACGGTCTTGCGCAGCCACGGCCATTCCCAGTAGTCGCTGATCTCTTGGAGGGCGTCGTTGAGCATGAGGTTCATGCGTGAAGGGGCGAGGTAGGAGAAGCCTCGCTCGCCCAACTCTTGCCGCGCCGCAACGAGATTCATGCCGGCCGGTGCTCCTCTTTCCAGTTGCGTCCCGCGCGCACGTTGCAGATCGTCGGCGGCGACACTCCCAGTTCGTCGGACAGCTCCTTGTTGCTCAACGGAGACTCGCGGATGTACGTGACGAGGTCCCAAGTGAGCTTCGCTCGGATGCCCCGACGAACATTCTCGCCTCGCGTAACCGGCTCGAGGTGCTCGGGGTTCACGCAGCAAGTGTTTCGGCAGAGGTGATCCAACGTGTCAGGCGTTTCGCCGTAGCGCTGGATGTAGAAGAAGCGATGAGCGAGGACCTGACCGTCGCCACTAACTCGCCCCATGGAGCCGTAGCCCATCTTGTTCTTCTTGCCGCACCATTCCCAGCAGCCCGTGTCGAAGTTGACGACGTACCGTCGGCCTCGCGCGGTGGCAAGGTCTTGTGCGAAGGAGTTCACTTCGGTCGCCTGCCTTGCGAGTTCTGGGTCCAGGGGATGGTGCGGTCCATCGAGATCTGGGCCCGCGTGGCAGACGTGACGATCTCCGCGAGGCGTTCCCGGCGGTTCTCGTTGGCCTGCTCGAGCTCGCGCTCGTTGGCGTCGTACTCCTCGCGCTCGCGTTCGATGAGCCGGCGCATGACGCGCTTCTCGCGCAGGTCCATGCGGCCGAGGGCCTGGAAGATGCGGCTGTCGGGCTCGGCGTACTCGCCGTCGTCGGTGACGGTGATGACGTTCATCGGCGCGTCCTGGTTGCGGACGAGGATGTGGTAGAAGCCGGGCCGGAGCGGGACCTCGTCCCAGATGGTGTCGTTGGCCTTGACCATGAACAGGTCGGGGCTGATCTGCTGCAGCTTGTGGGTGAACTCCTTGGCGCGGTCGTCCTCGATCGTGACGTTGCGCAGGATCTTCGCCTCGAACTCGCGGCGCTGGCGGGCGATCTCGTGGGGTGGAAGGTAGAGCTGGGTCATGGTTCGGGTAGGGGGCTGGTGTCCCCGGCCGGGAGCGGTCGGCCGGGGACCCCAGTTCCTTGTCGGTCCTACGTGAGGGCGGTGGCGGCCGCCATGGTGTTGCGGCGGCGCGCCCCGAGCTGATGGGGTAGACGACGGCGTCCACGAAGCTCGTGAACCCCTGGCGCCACGGCATCCCGCTCTTGCCGTCGTTGTGGCCCGCGATGTCGCTCGCCCACGTCGGGCGGTCGATGTTGCCAACGACCTTGATGAGGTCCGGCCGGTTGATCATGAACCAGTCGGAGTCGAGGATGTCGGGGAACACGCGGAGGCCCATGTTGTTCCACTTGGGCTTGGTGACGTCCCCGGCCTGCATGTTCATCTCGCCGGGGAACTGGACCTTCTGCTGCAGCAGGGCGTAGAAGTTCTGCTGCTGGCGGTAGCTCGTCCAGATCTCCATGCCGTCGAGCGACCCGCCGTTCTGCATGACGCCGGCCTGCAGCCCGAGGGCCATGTCGAGGCTGAACGTCGTCGTGGTGGTGTCGCGGCTGGCCTGCCAGAACTCGGAGCCGGCCGAGGCGGGGTTGATGCCGCCGAAGGTGCCGGTGCCGACGAGCTGCCGGAGGCCGTTGAGCTCCGGGTTCGCCGCGGTGGTCGAGTTCGGGTTGCGGATGTAGACGAAGTGCGTGCCCTGGGTGGACGCGCCGGTCGTGGTCGCCGACAGGGTGATCGTCGGCGCGGTCGTGGACACGTTCACCGAGACGACCTGCGTGAGGTCGGTGGTGAGCGCGTCGGTGTCGGCGGTGGTGCCGATGTCGATGTACTGGCCGGTGCTGGTGCCCGCGGGCAGCCAGCCACGCCGGATGGCGCTGTAGCCGTACAGGGCCCCCTCGGCCGCCTTGGCGACGAGGGGGACGGTGGTGCCGGCGGCGCCGGTGCCGAGCGCGGCGACGATGCCGTCACCGTTGGTGACGATCTGGCGGCTGATCTGGTGGCGGGTGTTCTCGACGGCGCCCTGGACCTCGAGGTCCTTGGCGCGGACGGCGGCCTGCACGTTCGAGCCGGTCTGGACGAGCGCCGAGGTCTCGAGCTCGATCTGGAACCAGCTGTACGGCATGGTGTAGACGGCCTGCGCGACCGGCTGCCCGGTCGGCGGGTTGAGGGCGCCGCCGGCGGCACCGACGGACGTGTATGAGCCGGCGCGGCCGGACAGAATCGGCACCTGGGCCTGCGAGCCGATCATGGTTCCGCGGACCGTTTCGAGCGCCGAGAGGGGGCTGTTGCGGTCCTCGAACTGCTTCTGCAGCTCCTCGTCCGTCCACGCCTGCTTGAGCGCGCCGGAAATGGTGAGGGCTGATGTTGCCATCAGGGGGTCTCCTTGGTGTTGTCGGCCCCCCGGGTCATCGGCCTCTAGTCCTGCATCTCCGCTTCGAGCAGCACGCGGTTCGCGCGCGCCATTCGGGCGTCGTGGCCGGTGCCCGGGTTGGGCGCCTCATTGGCGGGAAGCCCACCGGCGGGGACGTGCGGGGCACGCTTGGTCTTCGCCCACTGCTTCTGCCGTTCGAGCTCCCACTGCTGAAACTCCTTGTAGGCAGCTTCGACGTCGGGAAGCTCGTCGTGCGGGGACCCCGGGGGTGCCGGGATCCCGGGGCTGGCGAGGGCGCGCGAGAGGATCCACTGTCGGGTCCCCTCGTCGAGTCCTTCCATCCCCAGGCGTTCGACCTCGGTGTTGATGTGCCCGGTGAGGAACTCGAAGCCGGCCGCCTCGCGGGCGGCCTGCTCCTGCTGTTCCTTCCACGCCACGATCTCGTCGAGACGAGGGTCGTGGGCGGGCTCGTCGTATGCGGTGGGGTCGACGTCCTCGGGGTCTTCTTCGGGGACGTCGTAGCCCAGGTGCTGTAGCGCCTGCCGGTGAGTGTCCGGGTCGTCGGTAGTCATGGCGAGCTCGTACCACTTCTGCTGCTGCTCGAGCTCGCTGAGACGCTGCGTCGCGCGGGTGTACTCCGGCTGCAGATCCTGGTATCGCTTCTCCCAGTCGGTCTGCGGCTGCTCCTGGGTGCCGGGCGCCTCGGTGGGGCCGGCAACCGCAGGCGTGTCCGCCTCAGGCGGGGCCTGCTGATCGCTCATGCGATCTCCTTGTTGTTGGGCGGGCCGGCCGTGGCCGGGTGTCCGCTGTTCTTCTCGGGTCCGCGAGGGGTGTCCGAGCTCTTGAAGTCTGAGAAGGCAGTGAACTCGAGCCGTTCAATGAGCTGCTCGGCCCATTCCTCTGCCTCTTGGCGATCGTGGAAGCTGCTCGGGTTCCATGTGTGCAGCTGAACGCCGTCCGACATATGGAGACTCACCTTCCAGTAGCCATTGGGCTGCTGGTCGATATGAACGTTCGTCACGTTCATTTTCGTCGTCACTGTGACCCGCCTTCGGTCGGCGCCGGCGGCTGCTGCGCCTGGCCCTGGTCGGCGGTGATGTTCGGCTGCGACGGCAGCGCCGGCGCGCCCTGCGGCTTGGACGCGTTGCCCATGCCGAGGGACTGCGCCATCTGCATCTGCTGCGAGGCCTGCTCCTGGGCGTGCTGGGCTTCGAGGTCGCCGAGGGCCTGCCACATGAGGCGGCCCTGCTCCTGCGCCTCGGGGCTGGAGCGCTCGAAGTCGTCGGACTTGAGCCACAGCGAGAGGTTCTCTTTCCACACCGGGACGTTGTCGTACTCGTCCGGCATCCACGTCGGGACCTGCACGGTCACGGTCTGCGGCTGCCCGGTCATCGGGTCGACGGCCTGCTGGCCGGTGGCGGGGTCGATCGCCGGCACCTTCTGCGGCCGGGTGGGCATCTCCATGAGGGTGCCCTCGCGGATGCGCTGGATGATGCGGTTGATGCGGGCCTTGTCCTCGTCGTAGCCCTGGGTGAGCGTGTCGGTCTGCCCGCGCTCGATGGCTTCCATCGCCTGCTGCCCGGTGATCCATCCCATCTGGGAGTAGAACTGGACCTTGTTCATGATGCTCTGCTTCGAGAGGTACTCGAGCGAGCCGGGGAACACGCGGACGTTGGTCTGCCCGCGCAGGTTCGCGCCGCGGAAGTCGTCGATGCTCTCCCAGCCCATCCGGCCGCGGATCTCGATGAGCCGCGGCTCGGTGTAGTAGCGGGCGACGAGCATGAGGCAGTGCCGCATGACCCGCGAGTGCCATTCGGCGAGGTCGCCGAGAAAGCTCTGCCAGCGCGCGTGGGCGGTCTCGATGGCGAGCTGGCCGGTGCGCGCCGCCACGTTGGGGTCCGCCTGGATGTCCTGGAAGGCGGCGACGAGCTGCATGTCCTGCAGGAAGTTGTTCTTGATCTGGATGAGCGCGTTGAGGATCTGCGCGCTGGGCGGGTCCTCCCATTTCGGCATCTCGCCGTTGGGGCCGGCCTTGAAGTACCGGACGGCGCCGGGTACGTCGTCGGGCTTGTTGATGAGCGTCCCGGTGACCGCGAGCATCTGCAGGTTGAGCCCGCGGTTCTTGTACTCGAGCATCTTGTTGTCGCAGTCCTGCACCGACCGTTGGTAGTCGATGAGCTGCCACGTGAGGCCGAGGTCGTCGTCGTCGTCGGGGTCGTGGGTGTAGACGAGCCGGTGCAGCAGGCATTCGTCGACGACGTTGTTGTCGGGGTCCCGGAGCGGATAGTCCTGCCACGCGTATTCGCTGGTCGGGTCGAGCTTGCGGTTGTCGACGATGACCCGTCCGTTGCAGAGCGTGATCCACCGGCCCTCCGGCCATTTGGGGCACGGACGCTCGTAGTAGTCGCAGACGATCGCGAGGTTGGAGTCCTTGTCGACATCGTTGGGGATGTCCGAGGAGGACGCGTCGGGAGCGATGGCGCCGCCGGTGAAGCCGGGGAACTTCTTGATGTCGTCGACCGGGAGGGCCTGCCACACGCACCAGTACGGGCTGTAGTCGAACTCGGTGCCGGGCGCCCATCCGACCTCGTTGCCGCCGAAGACCTTGACGCGGATGTCGCCGCGGCCGACGTATTCGCCGTCGACCTCCGTGTACGGGCCGACGTCGCGCTCGAAGTAGGGGAGGAGGTAGGCGCTGCCGCCGAGGCCGATGGCGGTCTTGACGGCGTCGATGGTGGCCGAGCGGAGACGCCACTGGTCGTAGCCGTAGATCGCGACCTTCGAGGCGAGGACGGCGGCGCCGGCGTCCTCGGGGTCCGCGGTGGACGGGTCGATCTCGTAGCCGGGGACGCGCTGGGTGGCGGCGGAGACCTTCTCCTCGATGATCGGCCGGATGTAGTTGTAGCGGTTGCGGATCCGGTGCGGCGGCTTACCTCCACCACGCGGGTTGGTGGCGAGCGCCATCGACTGGAGGTTGTCCTCGTAGTCGAGGTAGCTGAAGCTGTCGCCGCGTTCCATGCGGATACACAAGCGTCGGCGGCTGGCGTTCTTCTGGACTTGTTTGCGGGCGCGGTCGATGGCCCGTTGGATGTTGGGGTCGAGGGGGAGGCGGGCGGCGTCTTCGCGGGTCTGGACGTCCGCGTACGAACCGGTGCGGGTGGTCTGGTCAGCCACGCTCGAGCTCCATGGCGGCTGCCTTCTCGGCGAGTTCCTCGCGACTCAGCCAGTAGGACTCGTCGCCGGTGGGCCCGTCGGTCATATCGATGGCGGGCGGGCTGGGCAGGGTGTGGTCGTTGTAGTCGCGGGTGACGGCGACCTGCGGGGCCTGGATGCGCAGCAGGAGG